TGATTGGGATATTGACCAGATACTTATCGTAACGATTGATATCGAAGTCGAGTGCGAAAACGGATTTCCAAAACCAGAGGAAGCAAATGATCCTCTGTTGTCAATTACGATAAAGAATCATCAGAACAAAAAACTTGTTGTGTGGGGTATCGGTGACTTTGAAAACAGTCGTGATGATGTTTCCTATGTCAAGTGCGACACAGAGAAACATTTACTACAATCATTCATCAACTTCTGGGAACAACATAAGCCAGATGTCATTACAGGTTGGAATACGGAGTTCTTTGATATTCCTTATGTCTGTAATCGTATTCTGAACCAGTTTGATGAAAAGGAACTTAAACGTCTATCGCCTTGGGGCGGTGTATTTTCTCGTTCTGTTTATCAGATGGGAAGATCACATCAGGTATATGATATTCAAGGTGTAGCTCATCTTGACTTCTTTGATCTGTATCGTAAGTTTACTTACACTAGTCAAGAGTCCTATCGACTTGACCACATTGCGTTTATCGAGTTAGGCGAACGTAAAGATGGTAATCCTTATGAAACTTTTAGTGAGTGGTATACTAAGGACTACCAATCTTTTATAGAATATAATATAACAGACGTTGAACTGGTTGATAAACTCGAAGATAAGATGAAATTGATTGACCTGTGCTTGACGATGGCTTATGATGCGAAGGTTAATTATATTGATGTTCTTGGAACGACTAAGTATTGGGATATTCTGATGTATAATCATTTGCGTAAAAAGAATATCGTGATTCCTCAAAAGAAGAAGCATGAAAAATCTGAGAAGTATGAAGGTGCTTATGTAAAAGACCCGATTGTGGGTATGCATAAGTGGGTAATGTCATTTGACTTGAACTCTTTGTATCCACATTTGATTATGCAATATAATATTTCGCCAGAGACACTTATGGGTTCTCCTTTCAAAAAAGATAAGGATATCACTGTAGATAAACTATTGGATAAAAAAGTCGATGACTCGATAATGCAGTCATTGAAAGAAAAGAAGGTAACTCTTACACCTAATGGTGCATTGTTCAAAAAGAACAAGAGAGGGTTTCTTCCAGAGTTGATGCAAAGTATATATGATGATCGTGTGAAGTATAAACGATTGTTGTTAGAGGCTAAACAGGAATATGAAAACACAAAAGATCCTAAACTCAAAAAGGACATTTCTAGATATGACAATATTCAAATGGCCAAAAAGATTTCTCTCAATAGTGCTTATGGTGCCATTGGTAATAGTTGGTTTCGTTACTACGATTTGTTGGTTGCTGAGGCCATTACCACTTCTGGCCAGTTATCTATTAGATGGATTGAACGTGCTCTTAATCGGTATCTTAATAAAACTCTTAAAACCGATGACTTGGATTACGTCATTGCGTCAGACACAGATTCAGTTTATATTACTTTTGACAAACTCATTGACAAACTCCCTCTACAGAGACAAGGCACTGGAGAAATTATCAATTTCTTGGATCGTCTTGCTAGAGAGAAAATTGAACCGTATATTGATCAAAGTTATCAGGAACTCTCTGAATACATAAACGCATACGAACAAAAAATGCAGATGTCCAGAGAGGTTATCGCAGATAAATCCATTTGGACTTCAAAAAAACGGTACATCCTAAATGTTTGGGACAATGAAGGCGTTCGATACAAAGAGCCCTATCTCAAGATTATGGGTATCGAAGCAGTCAAGTCATCAACTCCAGCTCCTTGTCGTGAAAAGATTAAGGATGCTATTAAAATTATTATGCATGAAGATTCAAAAGTGCTAAATAGTTTCATACAAGATTTTAGATCAGAATTTATGGAAATGAAACCAGAGTTGATTGCGTATCCACGTTCAGTCAATGGACTTGCAAAGTGGACAGAATCACACAACCTATTTAAAAAGGGAGCGCCTATTCATTGTAAGGGAGCCATTCTTTATAACTATCTTTTGAAAAAGAACAAACTCACTCACAAGTATCCTTTCATAGCCGAAGGCGACAAAATTAAATTTTTGCATTTAAAAGAACCTAATTTGTATCAATCAACATCAATCTCTTTTCCAACACAGTTGCCGAAAGAGTTTGACTTTGATTCAATACTTGATTATGATATACAGTTTGAAAAGTCATTTGTGGAACCATTAAAGTTTATTACAGATAAAATTTTATGGAACTTGGATATGAGTTATGGAAGTCAATTAACATTAGAAGGATTTTTTAATTGAGATATTTTAGATATACATTAGATGATTTAAAGCAATCATCAGACCGAAAATTATTTACATATATTTCATTTTTTGCAGGCGGTGGTGGTTCGTCTTGTGGATACAAACTTGCTGGTGGCGATTGTAAGTTTGTCAACGAGTTTCAACAGGTCGCAGTAAACGATTACCTTGCAAACTGGCCAAACACTCCACATCATATTTGTGGTGATATTAAAAATGTTACTGGTGAACAAATTATGGAAATGACAGGACTCAAAGTTGGAGAGTTGGATATCCTTGATGGTAGTCCACCATGCCCACCGTTCTCAATGTCTGGAACTAAAAAGAAAGGATGGAACAAGGAAAAGACCGCATACGGAATGAAGCAAAAGAACATCGAGGATTTGACTTGGGAACAGATTCGTATTGCTGGTGAGATGCAACCGAAAGTTATCGTGTGTGAAAACGTAAAAGGTCTGACTATGGATTATGCAAGGGATCACTTGAATAGAATGGTCAATGACTTTGAGGCTAACGGTTATACAACGGTATGGAAGGTTCTCAAGGGTAATCATTATGGTGTTCCACAAAAACGTGAAAGAGTGTTTATTCTATCGATTAGAAATGATGTACTGGACGATATCGGTATGCCATTCATGTGTATGAGTGGTTTGTATCCTGATCCAGATACAGAAGTATCACCAACGATAAGAGATGCAATCGAGGACATTCAAAGCGATCCTGATAACCAAAACCAATCAGAGGAACTTTGTGCGTCCATGAAGAAGGGTGCGAAATATAAATGGTTGAAGCGACTACCAAAGAATCCAGAAACATATGTTAGTGTTGGTGATGATGTAGTAGGGCCGTGGTATGATAAAGTAATTGCACACCGAAGTAAATGGGGAAAGAGCATTCCAGAAAAGAAACATTCTTTTTACCAAAGCCGTCGTGTTGGGTGGGATCAATCCTCGCATACTCTAAGTGAGCAAGGGTTGATGACCTCTTTGGCGGTGCATTTACATCCATGCGAAGATAGGGTGTTCACAACAAAAGAAGCTGCACGATTGATGACTCTCCCTGATGATTATAAATTTACAGGAACACTAGATGAAAATCTTGCAAGAGTTGGTTTGATGGTTGCACCACTTTGTATGAAACATTTAGTCGATTCAATTTACAGTCAAGTATTAAAACCGTATCATGAAAAAAATAATAGCTAAAACTGATTTAGGAGAAAAAGAAACATTCAAGAAATGGAACGGTAAGTTTCTTGATGAGTCTGTATACACCGAAGTAATAACGGTGACAGAGGATACAGGAATCATGAAACCTATTGCAACTCTAGATGGAGATGTCCCTCTTGCATATATTATCACAGATGCGTATCCAAACAATCGAGTGCGTGACACTCTTATGTCAATAGAAGATACTTCTACCATGCGTGCTAACTGTAGTGGCCCAATTTCTAAAGATGAGATGGCTAAAAGGGGGCTAATCGAAAATCGTGATTATAAACTAAGGACTCCAAACAGCTATCATATTCGCACTAGTAAAGGTGGTTGGGGAATGATCGCATACTCCAATGAGATAAACTCTGTGATGATCGGGTATAAACGTGGACGGTTTACTGGAGCCATTGATTCTAGTGGTTGGACAAAAGACAACCCAGAAAAGTTTGAAATATTAAAAGACCTCGCACTGTATAATGAACGTGCGTTTGAGAAAGCCAATGCTGAGATATACAAACGTCAGAAAGCATTTTCGGAAAGTTTCATAAAACCAGAACACAGGATTGGAATTTTTACAACCCTATCTGCAAACCGATACCATGTTGGACAAACTGAACAAATGTCTGCTCATGTAGACAGTGGGGATACTGATGCTGGACTTACAACTATGTGTCTCTTTCGGGAAGGTAATTTTTCTGGGGGCCATTTAGTGTTCCCTCAGTTCGGTGTTGCGATAGATGCCCCTGATAACAGTGTTATCATTGCAGATTCAAATTGCGTACATGGGGTATCGCCTATCAGTGGAAATGGTCAACGATTTACTTGCGTTGCATATACGGATCGGAGGCTAAGCTCTATCGGAGTTTTCGGTAAGGGTGAGAAGTTAATCGGTAAGTATGCAAAGAAAGAAAGCGGAAATTTAGAGGAATTTTTAAAGGAGAATTAAATATATGAAGTTAGACGATTACAACAAAATTTGGGTTGACATGATTGAAGACCCAAATTTTTCAACAAGATTAAATGAAGTAAAGGTATCTGCAAAACCCATGAGAACTGGTAAGAATTATTCAGAAAGTTCTTTTCGTATCCCTCATTTAATTAATAAACAAGATATGAAACTACACATTGCAACAAGTCCTTTAAGTGGAATTATATTAGAAAACCAAGCATCACTAGAAGATTTATGTACAAATAATAAATGGAAATATGAAGAACATGGTTTTCATAATGGGGCGATTAGCTATAATCTCACTCATCATCTTGGCATTAGCTCGTCCCCGTTTGTCTGATACCATCCGGGAAACAAAAACAGAAATTATTGATATCCTTTTGGTGATTGATCAATCCTCATCTATGCTGGCTCAAGATTTTAAACCAAATCGCTTGGAAGCTGCAAAAGATGTAGCCAAGACATTTATAAAAGATCGGGAGGGTGACCGTCTTGGAATAATAGTTTTTGC